TTGGATAACTTTGATTCACCAAGTCAAACTGGTATAAAGGCAGTTGAAGTAGACATTAAAAAAGAAATTGCAATTGGAAAAGCTGATATGAGTAGTATTAAATCAGAAGAAGTTAAGGGTAAGGTAAACAATAAATTGGATAAACTTAAAAAACTGAGAAGACGAAATGGCAGTAAATAAGATAACAAACAAAGGTGTGGTGAATAGAGAGTTAGTCAATAGAGCTAATGAAGTATCCACTAAAGGAACAACTATTAGAGGTAATCGTGAAACCACTTTTATACCTGGTAATAACTTTTCAGAAAATTATGCAATAACTTTAAAAGATGTTGATACTGCAGTTTTAAATCACGTTAAGAATGTGATGAAACCAAGAGTTAAAGAAGCCAATGAAACATTTAAAATACCTGTATTTTATGGTAATGAGGAAAGATGGAAAGCAGTTAGAAAAAGAGGAGTATTGAGAGATAAAAACAATTCATTAATACTTCCATTAATTATGTTAAGAAGAACAGAAGTTTCAAGAAATGATTTATCAGGACAATCATTTCCACACGATATTAGAAAACAACATGTTGATATTGTGAGAAGCTCAAGATGGAGTAAAGAAAATCAATATGATAGATTTTCAGTCCAACAAGGAGTTCAACCCGTTTATGAAAATGTTGTTACTGGTATGCCTAATTATTCAGATGTTAATTATGAATTTGTACTATGGACAAACTTTATTGAACAAATGAATCCATTAGTGGAATCTTTTGTAGACCAATCACATACATATTGGGGTGATGGAACTGATAATAAATTCTTATGTACAATCGATAGTGTATCAGATGCTTCAGAAATGAATCAAGATGGAGAACGATTTATCAAATCAACATTTAGTGTAGTGACAAAAGCTTATTTACTACCAGAATACTTAAATTCAGTAATTACAAACAAAGTATCGAATGTAAAAAAATTCACAACACCATCACGAGTTACTTTTAATCAAGAAAGTAATGCTACAGATGAACAAGTAGGAAAATAAATCACTTGTTTTGAAAATTTATATATATTTATATATGAAACATTAATCAATGGAGGTTACAAATGCCAGAAGCAGTAAAATTCACAGAAGAAGAACTTAAACAAGTTCAAGATATACAACAAAGTTATGCAAATGTTCAAAATCAATTCGGACAATTAAAAATGGCTCAAATCAGATTAGACGAACAAGAAGTTGAATTAGAAGAATCTTTGAAATCAATTCAAGATGATGAAAAGAAATTTCTTGATGGAATTACCAAAAAATATGGTGAAGGAACTCTGAATCCTGAAACAGGTGTATTTACACCAACTAAATCATAATAAACAAAAATAAATTATCGTTTGAGAATTTAATCATATATTTATATATGAATAATACTAATGCGCAAAATAGTATATTTACCTCAAAAAATTAAAAGTTAACTTAGGAGAAATTCAATGGCCGAAAAAATAATTTCACCTGGTGTATTTACAAATGAAATAGACCAGACATTTTTACCCTCCGCTGTAGCTGATATTGGAGCTGCTCTTGTTGGACCAACCCTTAAAGGTCCTGCAGGAATCCCAACCATCGTAACATCATTTTCTGATTTCCAAGCGAAATTCGGTGATGTTGTCACAAGTGGTTCGGATAAAGTCCAATTCTTAACATCACATACAGCTGAACAATATTTACAAAATTCAGATACATTAACTGTCGTTAGGGTAATGGCAGATGGAGCTGGTGCAGTCGCACCTGCAACAGCTATACTTGGAAGTACTGGTAGTACAACAGCAGCCACACAGGCGACTGGTTCGTTTTTCATTCAACCAATGGTTGTAGGGTCTCGAACAGCACCATTTTTAACTAAATTTGGTGATACAGTTGAAATCACTGTTGGTTCAACAGAATTTAGATTTATAGCTGCAGACCCAGTTGCAATACCAGCTGATTCTAGTCCAGTGTTCTTTTTCTCAACTGGTTCTGTTACAGGTTCTTCAACTGAAACAGCTGGAAATGGAATTTTTGCAGGTGGAGCACACAATTTAATACAAAAAGTTAATGCAGCTGGTATTGGTGTATCGATGAGTTTCGCTCAAACAGCTAAATCAGGTTCACTAGCATTTACTGCGTCTGCTGCTGGAATTGGTGGAAATAGAATTACTGTTGATACTGGTTCAGGTGGTTCATTAGGTAATGCTAGGTTTGGTAACACAAATGCAGGAACTAACTCTTTCTTAGTAGGTGGTACAAACGCTGGTGGTTCAACTGTTAACTCATTTACATTAAGAACAATTGCAGATGGAACAATAATGAACAACGCTGACACAACTGCTAGAACAAATAATGTATTAGTTAGTGGTTCAGTTCATAATGTAAGATATGAAGTTACAAATGTAAACGCTAAAAAAGGAACATTTACTTTATTAATTAGAGCTGGTAATGATAATAGTAAGAGAAAACAAACATTAGAGTCCTATACAGGTATTAACCTTGACCCTAATTCATCAAATTATATCGGTAAAGCGATTGGTGACCAAAGACAACAAGTTGGAACTGATGGGCTTACTAAATATTTAGAATTAACTGGTTCATTTCCAAATAAATCAAGATTCGTAACTGTTGAGAAAATAACTAATACAGTGGATTATTTAGATGAAAATGGAAACGTAAGAGTTCCTGCTAATTCAGCTTCTCTACCGAATCCAGGTAGTGGTTCAAACAATGGTGGATTCAATGGTGCATCAGATGGTTTAATTGGTTTTGATTCATTAGGTAATCAAAACGGAAGTTTAAGTGGTAAAGTTAATTTCTATGACGAAATCAGTACACAAACACAAGGTTTCACACCAGATGATACAACTGATGCAGATGGTGGAGCTGCTTACGCACAAGCTCTTGACTTACTTGCAAACCAAGATGAATTTGATGTTAATTTAATCTTGTTACCAGGTTTGGTTCATTCTGAACATAGTGCAGTGACCAATAAAGCAATTGATGTTTGTGAAGATAGAGGTGATTGTTTTGCAATTATCGACCCAGTTGTTTACGCTAAAAATCCAAGTGATGCTGTAACACAAGCTGAAGCAGTTGATTCAAACTTTGCAGCTATGTATTACCCCTGGATTAAAGTACCTGATTCACAAGTGGCTGGAACTCAAAGATGGGTGCCACCATCAGTAGTATTAGGTGGTGTTTACGCATTCAATGATAGAGTTGCACACCCCTGGTTTGCTCCTGCTGGATTGAATCGTGGTGGTATTACAACTGCTATTCAAGCTCAAAGAAAATTAACTCAAAACAATAGAGATACATTGTATGATTCAAATGTTAATCCAATCGCAACATTCCCTGGACAAGGTGTAACGGTGTTTGGACAGAAGACTCTTCAAAAGAAAAATTCTGCATTAGATAGAATCAATGTGAGAAGACTATTAATCAGAGTTAAGAAGTTCATAGCTTCTTCTTCAAGATTCCTTGTATTTGAACAAAATACAGCGGCAACACGAAGAAGATTCTTAGGAATTGTTAATCCATTCTTAGAAAATGTACAATCACAAAGTGGTTTGAGTGCATTCAGAGTAGTGATGGATGAAACGAATAACACACCTGACACAATTGATAGAAATCAATTAGTCGGACAATTATTCTTACAACCTACAAGAACTGCTGAGTTTATTGTATTGGACTTTACAGTACAACCAACTGGTGCTTCTTTTCCAGAGTAATGGTTAGTTAAAATAAACTAAATTAAAGGGATTTATAGAAATATAAGTCCCTTTTTTTTATATTTTTAGATATTTATATATGAATTAAAGGTTTAAGTACTTAATAGGAGAATTTAAATGGCTGAATTATTAGAACCACAAGATATAATGTTTACCCCCTTTGAGCCAAAGCTCAAAAACAGATTTATAATGCAAATAGATGGTATTAATGCATATTTGATTAAATCAATGAATAGACCATCAATTGAATCAGATGAAGTAGTATTAGAACATATGAATGTAACAAGATATGTTAAAGGTAAGTCAAGATGGCAACCTTTAGAAATTATGTTATATGACCCGGTTGTTCCATCAGCTGCACAACAAGTGATTGAGTGGGTTAGATTACACCACGAATCAGTTACTGGTAGAGATGGATATTCTGATTTTTACAAAAAAGATATTACATTTAACCTTTTAGACCCAGTTGGAGCTGTGGTTGAAGAATGGGAATTAAAAGGTGCGTATATCCAATCAGCTAATTTTGGTGATTTAGCATTTGACTCATCAGACCCTGTTGAAATATCATTAACATTAAGATATGATTACGCAATACTTAAATTCTAATAAATACTTAAACTAATATATGGAAAAGCCCTTGAAATAAAAATCAAGGGTTTTTTTATTTTATATATATTTATATATGGAGATGTTAATATGAAAACAAC